CGATGAGCCTCCACAGCGTCCGACTTATCCTTTTATAAAGTTTGGATCAATACAGCCGCAAGCTGATGACACGGACGGCTCGACTGGTGCAAATATCAGTTTGACGATTGACGCGTTTTCGCGCGCAACTGGTCGCGTCGAGGCGTCACGCATTGCGGAGGCGATCCGCGCATCATTGCATCGCCAAGAGGAGACGGTTTCGTTAGCCGGGTTCCATCTGATTGAACTTATTTGTGAAACTTATTTTGTCGACCAGGAGAATGACGAGCGCGGACATTTCGCGACAGTCATCTTTTCGGCAAACGTTCAGACCGTTTAAGCGGTCTAGCCCTCTCGCGGTTTGGGCATCCGCAAACCCCTTTTGATTGAAGGATCAACATCATGGCTAAACAACTAGGACGCTCGTTCCTCCTCAAGATTGGGGATGGAGAAAACAGCGAAACATTTTCGGCACTGGCGGGACTTAACTCCAAGTCGTTGACGGTGAATAACACCTCGATTGACGTCACTACACCGGACGCATCGTCGCCCGGCGGCGCTCTATTCACTGAAACTTTGAACGGCCTGAAAGCTGTCTCGGTTTCTGGCGACGGGATCTTTCTGGACGAAACCGCTGAGGCTCGCTTGAATACTGTCGCGATGCAAGCGGACCCAGAGGCAAACTTTCAAGTCATCATTCCTGACTTTGGGACATACGCGGGAGCCTTTAAAATAGCATCGCTCGAATTTGGCGGCGAAACAGAGGGCGGCGTCACGTTCTCAGCTTCTTTGGAAAGCAACGGCGCGATCACTTTTAGCGCAGCTTAAATAAATGGGGATTACCGCTGAGGCTCCCCGAGGTGGGGTCGTTGAGGAAATCGACGGCGTCACCTACACTTTTATCCTACGAAATCGCGAGATCGAACGTTTTGAAGACAAGCATCGCGGGATTTTTGAAGTCTGGGACGGTTTTTTCGATCGGGGGAAAAAGCCGACCACGACAGAGGTTCGCAACCTTCTTGCCCTCGCCCTGGTGGGCGGCGGCAAAAAAGACAGTGAAGCTGATGCGATCATTGAGAGCGGTGGTCCGGAAAGTTTGTTATTATTCTACCAGATCGCTCAGGCGGTTCTCGGCGTGGCGTTTATGCCTGATGCGTTGAGCGAGGTTGAGAATAAAAAAAAAGATTTGACCGAGGGTCAAAGCCAAGAAGTCTTAACGTCCGCAGCTTAATTAAAAACGCAGTCGTCACCGGGCTCAAGCCTGATGACGTCCGCGATATGATCCCGAGAGATACATTTTTATTTTTTGACGGATGGCAGAAAGCACACAATCCAGCAAAGCCTGGATCAAATGCTCCGTCGATTGACGAAGCAAAACAACTCGCAAGGATTTACGGCTAATGGCAGCAATTACAGCGCAAGAGCTGAACGTCATTTTGAGCGCGCGCGACAGAGAGTTTTCGAAAGCGATGGATCGCGCAAACCGGCGCGTCGAGCGTTTTGCTAAAAAATCACAAAAGGATTTGTCGAAAACGACAAAAGCATTCGGAACGCTTTCAACGGCGGTCGGAGGTCTCGCGGCTAGTTTGAGCGCTGGCGCTTTGACCGCTGGTTTTGTTCGAGGCGCAAATGAGGCGATGCATTTCGCAAAAGAAATCGAAAAACTTTCAAGGGTTTCGGGTGTTGGCGTTGAGCGTTTTCAAGAGCTGACATTTGCGGCTCGGCGAGTGGGTGTTGAGCAAGACAAGCTCGCCGATATTCTCAAGGATACAAACGACAAGTTCGGAGATTTTTTCCAAAACGAGGCGGGACCGCTCAAAGACTTTTTTGACAATATTGCGCCGAAAGTAGGGCTCACCGCTGACGAGTTCAAAGGTTTAAGCAGCGAGCAAGCTCTCGGGAAATACGTCAAAGCGCTTGAGGACGCCAATTTATCTCAAGCAGAAATGACATTCTATCTTGAGGCGATTGCCTCCGACGCGACCCTTTTGGCTCCATTGTTTATAAATAACGCTCAATCTTTGGACACGATGACGACATCAGCTCGCGAGCTTGGCGCAGTTCTGAGCAACGACAGCATCGTTGCGGCGACAGCAATGAAAGACCATTTCGACATGGTTTTCGACGCGCTTTCCACAAAGTTTCGCAATTTTATGTTTGGCGTCGTCGCGGGAATGGACGCGGTCCACAATATAACAAACCGAGAAAAGCTCCACGAAAACGCTGAGAGCATGGCGAAGGTTCGTGAAAAACTTGCCAAGGTGAGCGAGCGGATCCGCAAAAATCAAATGGGTGAAAGTAGGTTCCCGAGCGAAGCTCGCAAGGCTTTGGATCTTGAAACACAAACCGCGAGGCAGCTCTCACTGCAAGCCGATCTCAACCGACTGCAAGCCGAGGACACGCGGTTGCGGTCGTTGGTCGAGGGTCGCCAAGAGCTCTTGACGGCGTTGGATAATATGACAACCGGCGGGACACTTGGATCATCGACTTCCAGCGGGAGCAGCTCGGAAGGCGGAGACGACAACCAGTCCGGGACATCGCGCGCGGCTGGTTATGCGGCTTATGCTCAATCGCGTCTAATTGCAGCTCGCGAAGCGGCGACCGCAGCGGCAAAGGCGGCAGCGGAAGAAGCGGAAATATTTGAGGACAAGCTCAACGAAATATTCGAACCATTCATGACGGAGACTGTCGATCAAGCGTTTGAAAATTCGATCAAGGATCTTACGCCTCTGGAGCGCGATATCAAGCGGCTGGAAAAACGCCGCGACGCCATGATTGAAAAATCACGCAAAGCCTACAAAGACGCCGGTCGGGAGTTGCGCGGTTATGATCTAGTCCAGGTTGAGAACATCGCTTTTGCCTGGTTTCATGCTCAGAAAGCAGCGACAGAGTTTGAGCACAGTCAGCGCGCAGCGCGTGAAGGTCTTGAGAAAACGGCCGCAACGATGGAAAAAGTCGCGCCTAAATTTTCTGAACTTGAAAGCGCGATTAAAACAATGGAGGACGGTCTTTCGAGCGCGTTTATGCGGTTGCTAGATGACAGCAAAAGTTTCGAAGCTGGCATTAGAAACATGGCAAACGAAGTCGTGCGAGAGCTTTATCGCGTTCTCGTCGTGCGTCAAATGGTGAGTGGCATCATGAGCGCGACCGGATTGGATTTGTTCAGCGGACCCTCGACCGGATCGTTTGGCTTACCTTTTGGCAACGCCTCCGGCGGAGCTGTTTATCCTGGCAAACCGACGGTCGTTGGTGAGCATGGCCGCGAAATATTTGTGCCATCGTCGGCCGGTCGGATCTTGTCTGTCCCTCAGTCAAAGTCGGCGGTCGGCGGCGGCGGGGATGTAATTGTTCAGCAAACGATCAACGTGACGACCGGGGTCCAGCAAACGGTTCGGAACGAAATTAAATCGATGATGCCTCAGATCGCGGAGAGCGCGAAAGGCGCTGTCGCTGACGCGCGTCAACGCGGCGGATCTTACCGGAGGGCTCTGGGTTAATGGCGATTTCATATCCGATTACAACGCCGACCGGGAACGCGATCAGGTCAGTGACCTTCACAGCGACGAACGCTGTCGCTTATTCTCGATCGCCTTTTACGTTTGAGGGTCAGTCTCACGCCTACGCTGGCGAGATGTGGTCAGCCGACATATCACTCAAGCCGATGGCTGAGGATGACGCTGAGGCGTGGAGCGCTTGGCTGACGAGCCTCAGAGGCCGACACGGCAAGTTTTACCTGGGCAATCCGTTTCGCAACTCTCTGCGCAGCTCAGCCGCTCCCAGCTCCGTCACAATCACAGGGTCGGCGGGTGCTCGGAGCGTCACAGTCGTAATGACCGGAACGCTTTTGGCTGGCGATTATTTCCAGCTCGGAACGGGTGCATCCTCACGGCTTTACAAAGTCCTCGCGGACCAGACGGACGGCGGAACCCTTGAGATCTGGCCGGCACTTAGAGACGCAGCGTCAACATCGGCGGCGGTCATATCAAGCCCGGTCGGGACTTTTCGCTTGGCGTCAAACGATGTCTCCTGGAACGTCAACAATTTGCGTCATTACGGAATATCATTTGGAGCGATGGAAGCGATATGAGCCGCAACATAAGCACAAGTCTATTAAACCAGCTTTACGCTGACGGCGATCCAACCGGGAGCCTTCAGGATATTGAGCCATTTTATGCAATCGACTTAGATTTTGAAGGCGGCAACTTGCGCCTCTGGACTGGCACAGGAAATCGGACAATCCAGGGCCATTCGTTTCTTGGGACTGGTTCGCTTCTAAAAATCGACGGGATCGAGGAAATCTCAGACCTGTCAGCCAGAGGAGCGACGCTTACGCTTTCCGGTTTAAGCTCAACAATTATTTCAACCGCATTGACCGAGGATTATCAGGGCCGCTCGGCCGCTGTTTATTGGGGCGTTCTGGGAACGTCGTCGGTCGTCAATGTCTTCAGTGGGTTTATGGACAAGATGACGATCGTCGACGAGGGCGAGATGTCGACCGTAAGCCTGACGGTTGAGAGCAAGCTGATCGTCTTGGAGCGAGCAAGCGCGCGGCGCTACACTCACGCGAGCCATCAGGCAACTGTCGCGACGGAGGGATACAGCCAAAGCCCTGATACGATCTTTAAATGGGTCACAAGATTGGCGGATAAACAGATCCCTTGGGGTCGTCAGCTTGACAGCTAATTATCCAGGGTTGAGCGCCTACTTAAAAGAAGTCGCGCATCGTGGGTTTATGTGGCATGTCCACGACTGCTTTATGTTTACAAATGAAGCATTCCGGCGGCTCTACGGATCCGGCTGGGCGGATGACTGGTCCGGCCGATACATATCAGATCTGGGTTTATACAAGGGCCGCAGAGAGCTCGTTCAGTCATTCGGCTTCACGACACTTGATGACGCGATCGACAGCAAGCTCGAGCGCATAAACTACACTCCACCTAGAGGCGCGCTAGTCACCTCTAAGGCTCCGCAAATCTGGGCGATCGATCGAGCCCTCGGGATTTCTTTGGGATCAAAAGCAGCGTTTCTTGGAAAATCTCGCCTCGTTTACATACCGATCCAACGGATCGAAAGCGCATGGATTAAAAAATGAAAGACAACCTCAACAATCCTTTTAACGTCATGCGTCATAAAAATTGGGACAACGCTCCCCGAGAGGTTGTCGCTCAATATCTGATTGCATTAGGCTTACCAACGGCCGTCGCCTACGTCGTCGCTTTCGTTGGTTTGACGATGGTGGCGTCCTGGGTGACAAATGCTCTGATGCCAGACATTGAGGGTCAAAAGGGTCTTTTGACAAACACGCGAGACGCAGCGGCTCCGCAAGATATTGTTTATGGTGAGGTCCGGAAAGGTGGGTCGATTACATACCTGGAGGCAACCGGCGACGATAATGAATATTTACACATGATCCTGACGCTGGCTGGTCATGAGATCAGCTCGATTGATCAAATTTATTTAAACGATCAAGAGGTGACGATAAGCTCATCAACAAATTTTGTCACGACTAGCGATTGGGTTAATGACAGTGAGCCCAAAGTTTACATCAGAAAGTTTTTGGGATCTCCAAATCAAAATATTTATTCAGATCTAAACGGCATCGCCAACGGTCCAGATTGGCAGGGAAAGGATGACGGAGACGATGTAAATTTCAGAGGCCAGGGCGTCGCTTGCTTGTATGTCCGGATGAAATATAACTCCGACGTTTTCGCGCAAGGTATTCCGCTGGTCACAGCTCGGATCAAAGGTAAAAAGGTTTTTGATCCGCGCGATGATACAACTGGATATTCTGCAAACGCGGCGCTCTGCATTAGGGATTACCTCGTCAGCAAATACGGTCTCGATGCTGATGGCGAAATCGATGACACTTCGTTTGAAGCGGCGGCAAATGTCTGCGACGAGGATGTTTCTCTTGCGGCTGGCGGCACGGAAAAGCGCTATGAGATGAACGGCGCGACCAGTCTGTCGAG